CAGCATTGTCAACTGCCATTCTCATAAAACCATTCATAAGAGTTTGGGTATCATCCATATTTTCTGCAATGCCTACCCCAAAGAATGAGTATGGGTTTAATTCGTATGGTACAGCCATATAGGGAATACGAGCAGGTTTAAATGGATTCAAAACCATACGAAGTAGTTTACCATTACAAATCCATACATTTGCCTGTAGTTCGTCTATGTCTTGCATTTCAGGTGGTATATCTACACCTTGATTAATTAAATCATCAACCTCAACCATACCCCAATATTCAAGAACCTCAAAACGATATACCCCATGCTCTGGTGCATAGTCAGATAAATCATCTTCCCAATATTCTTTATTATAATTTTCTCCTAACTCAATAGCTTCATCAATTACAGTTGATCTAAAGTAAGGACGTTTTTTTAGTGACCGTAATTGAGAACGTGACATTTTATGTCGTTCTATTACATACTGAGCTTCATCTATATTATTTGCATCTGGATCAGGATAGAGATTCCAAACAGAAACATGAGATACTTGTGGCACAGTTTTAAATACAGGTGAGTATTCTCCTGTCTCATCATCCCAATTAGGATATTCTTTATCTGTTGCAAACGGACCTTTCATTACACCCGTTCCAAATAATGCCATTTCAAATGCAGTGCTACGTAAATGTTTACTTGCACTAGATTCTTCTAACTGATCATGTATTTTCTTTTGCATTTTTTTAGCTGCAATCATTGCAGGGCTAAAAGTAATTGCAGTTGGAGTTTGTCCTGCACCTTCTTGTACATTGTCAATTGATTCTAGTTTATCACGTAGCTTTGGATTAAGTAATTCATTTAATGTTTTTGCTGTTGCACCTTTAGGAAAATCTCTACCATCTCCTTTAAATCCATACGGACTTATTACTTCATCTTTTTTGTCTTCTTTTAAATTATCAGGTGTGGCTGGATCAAAAGACACATCTTCTACTACACCTTCTGGAAGTTCTGTAGGATCAACTGTTAATGGAAACTTTTGACCAGCAAACAACACATCAACTATTTGACCATAAGCTGCTAGTGTTTTTGTTTTAGTAATCTTTATAAATACACGAGACTTTTCTGCTTCTGTAAATTGCACATCGGGGCTATAAATACCACGATAGTTACGATAGGCACGTAACCAACGTTCTTCATCTTGTTGTCTATAGTCCTCTGCCTTATTAAATTTTTCCATTATAAAAGGAATTATATTGGCAGTTTTATAATCTTCAGCACTAGATTCTTCTCTATCGTCAAGTACGATAGCATCATCTTCAATAAAACCTTCAGTATCTTCTGCCATTAGTTATCCTTCCAAGGCCCGTTTTCAAAAACGTTTGTCTGTTCACATCTAGGACAAAATTCGTACACACTACTATCATATATTGTCTCACATTTTAAACAAGTTTTTTTAGTATCCAAACACTGCATCTGCCACCTGCATACCTTGTTTTGGTACACCCATAGGATCATAATCAAATATACTAAACCGTGGTCTTGACATTATACCATAACGTAATGCATCGTACAAGTGATCTTCTGATGTAGTATCAATATCTTCAGGGTTTCTTTTATCAATAGGCAATGAAGGTAATTGTGATATTATATTAGTACAAGTATTAAAAAATACTAATCTAGGTTCTTCTGTAAACTCATCTACCTGCAAACGTCTATGCACTTCGTTCTTACCTGCTACCCTTGACCCCTTTGATCTATCTGATGGCCTCCATCTACAGCCTTTCATAATCATTTGTTCGGCAAGGCTAGGACCAGTATCACCACGATTATGCCAAAGAGAAGAGTCCAAAACTCCATATTTAATGTTCCCATCCCCCGACTCTAAATCTAACACCATATCGGCTAAATCTGTAGCAAGAACTTTACTTACATATAGTTCTCTGTAAACAATTAATTGTTCACTTGGAGATACAGCAAACCAAACTACACCTGATTTACTACCATAGCCATAATCACAAGCCCTAAATTTTACCCAATTACTAGGTATGTCGTAAGGCTCTACTACATGTATCTTTCTATCAAACTCTGTAAATGCTGCACCTTCTTTAATGTCCCAATCACCATCTAGTAGCTGCCTACGTTGTTGCTCTGGTAGTGACAAAAGCATTGCTTCATAGTCACCTTGTTGAGCTAGGTAAGGATTGTCGGTAAGACGGGCAGGTATAAACCTACGTTTGAATAAAGGTTTGCCAGCTTTCTCATGTCCAGCAGGGTAACGTAATGTTTCATTTGTTTCAATATCTGTTGCATCAAAAGTTGTACCATGTGGGGCAGGATCAATAAACATTTTTTTGACCCAATGATGGCCCCGACCTCCTGGGTTAGTAGTTGCCCTCATATATACGGGCAGGTCGGGTGCAGTGGACCGTAGACGTGACCTCATGTAGTTCCACGAAAAGGGTGTGGGCCACTGAGTTAACTCGTCAAAGCCTATCCAGCTAAAAGCCAGACCTTGGTATCGCAGGACATCATCTTCCCTATCTAGGTAGGACATCCACAACCTCGCACCAGATGGCGCAGTCCACTGCATTTTGCGTTCTGACCATTTAATTCCAGGCCATATCTTAGGGTACATCTCTTGTGATTTAAATATAAGTTCCCTAAGTTCTTCTGTTGTGTGCCGTAGAAGCAAGCCAGAGAATGCTGGATGACCCATAAACCTTAAAGGATCTGCTAACATTGCGTATGACTTGCCCCCACCTGCACTGCCACCGTATAACACTTCACGTTCACCTGCTGCTAAAAAATCTGTCTGGGGACCAGCATTAGGTTTAAATATTACGTTGTGTTGTTCCTCTATTGGTATCTCTGTAACTATAGAGTTAGGCTGCGTTACTGGTTTCTTCTGTATCTTTTTTGCTATTGAGCCTGTTTTTTTCAAGGGCTTCTGCCTTGGCGATTGCCTTTTTCGCATAGTCTGCCCATCTGCGTAGGCTTCTAGCTTTGTTGTTCCTCGTTCTTTCATTGGCAAGTCGTTTCCTTAATCCTACGTGAGAAATATATCTATCTGTATTTTTAGATAACCAGTTAGCAACTTCACGATATGAGTATTGCTTTACATATTTCTTTGCCTGTTGTAGCTTGTCTAGCTCATCGGGTATAGGTGCTAAGACATCACTATCTTCAGGGTGTAGTTTGTAGCCAAACGGGACAGTTCGTGCAATACGAGGGATCTCTATCCACTCATTATCTTCTTGTAAATCTGTTGGTTGGGGTAACTTCCAACGTCCTGTTTTAGTCATCTTCTGCTTGTTTAGGTGGCATAAGCATTACTCCACCCTTTGTTTCTACTTGCATCTTTTCAGTCTTTACAAGACCTGTACGATCCAGTAACTCTTTAGCTGCTTGCATTTTATCACGTATACCTAATTCTGTTGGGTCCATTAGAGCACCTACCATTGCAACTGCTGCACGTGGTGCATTACGTGATAGATACATTTGTGTTGCATCTAGTATTTCTTCTTTTAAACTATTAACTACGTGGGTAGAAGATGTAGTATCTGCATACCCTGCCAGTTTTTTAGCTTGAGCTATATTGCCACCTGCCTCATCAAAAAGTACAGATAAAAACTTTTGTTGTTGTTCAGTAAGTTGTCTAGCCATTACATCATCTCAAAATGTGGTGCATCAATAAACGGCCTACGTCCTTGTGACCTACGTAGGTCTATGTAGTTATTCATAGCTTCCTCTGCAGTTCCTTGATACATTCTAATATCACCCTCTGACCAAGCTGCTCCCCACTTGATAGGTATTGATACACGTCTAGCTGCCTCGGCAAATGCATCACAGATATCATCATAGATATTTAATTCCCACGAAATATCAGAACCAAAGTATGCTAC